TAGCAGGATTGTGTACTCCCCTGACAAGCCTTTATCTTGTGGTGCAAGGGTATGGATTGAAACAGAGGCTGAAGTAATCATAAGGAGATAAGTATGAACATCTTGGACAAACTACTAAAGATACTGGACGAGGGTGCGTTCGTTACAAGCGAAGAGATGGCAGAGATTGCCCGTGAAGTCCGAGCCTTGCAACGTGATGCCGAGCGTTACAAGTGGCTGAACAAATACACAGCACACCTGTTTATGTGTACAGAGAAAGGCTTAGACGAGCAGATGGATCGGGCTATGCACAGGGGCGAGAAATGAAATTCGTTTTTAAATCAGAGCAATACGGCACGATAGTCGAGATGAACTTTGAGGGCGTGACTCTTGTTGAAATCCACGAAATGTTTGAACAGTTTCTGCGTGGGTCAGGCTTTCATTTTATTAGCGGGGACGAGGAATACGCTATGCACACAAAAGAGCAAAACAGCGACACGTCCGAAGAATATGTACCCGAAAACGACATGGCGCATCGTCCAAACGGTCTGACGATTGACGACGACATCCAAGAATACAAAAGGCCTTGGATTGGGATGTCTGATGTAGAGGTTGAAACATATAGCAATGTGTATAGTGGTATTAGCTTGGCGAGAATGATTGAAGCCCTATTAAAGGAGCGCAACACATGAGCATCGAAGCAATGAAACAAGCGTTGGCTAAGTTTGAACACCTGTGGGAGATTGGCATTGACGCTGAGTATAAAGTCGAGTTGCTGCCCGAGATAGAAGCACTGCGCCAAGCAATTGAGCAAGCAGAGAAGCAAGAGCCTGTAACCACAACGGAAACAGCATGCGCATTACTCAGACAAGCGCATGACGTATTGTCTATGTCTTCACTGCCACCCAAGCGTAAATGGGTCGGGCTGACGGATGATGAAGTACATAAAATCATTGACGATTGCACTTCCGATGAAGCAGAGTTAGAAGAACTAATTGATTTTTCAATAGCCATACTTGCTGTTGAAGCCAAGCTAAAGGAAAAAAATGATTAGCCAAAGACAAGAACAGGTTCTCGACATCCTCGCAACCAAAGACATGAGCGCATCAGAAATTGCAATAGAGTTAAAGTCAGAGACCAAAGCCACATCCAAGCACCTACGTCTGCTAGAAGAGATGGGGGAGATTCATGTATGCGAGTGGCGTAAGGGCAAGCATAATGTTCTCACCAAAGTGTACAAACTCGGCAAGGGGGAGTCCGTTATGCTCATAAGCAAGAAGAAAAAGACACAAAACGAAGCACGCAAAGAAATTAACAGGCGCAACACTTATGACCCCTACGCCCCCCTCGCGACGAACAACGGATGGCGCTCCACGATTCACAGCAAAGATTACGCCATGCAGCACGGTGAACACATTAAGTTTATGGAACGTTTCCAACCACACCCAGACCATGCATCAACATGGCTGTTTAACAAACCAAGAGTCGAGTTACTAGGAGCGAAGTATGACTGAGGATGACGAATTCAATCTTTTAGAAATACGCTTAAACAAACAAAAGGAAAAAGAAATGAGCTACCCAAAGAACATTGCAGAAGCCTACAGCCTTGCGGCGCACAAAGAAGCTATAGAAGAACGGCGTGGCTCTATCGAGCATGAGGTCAAGACCGCCAACGCTAAACAAGTTGGCGGTACACACTACAAAGCCATGGGTGTTGAGCCTTGGGATGTAATCGACACTTGGCCTGTCGAGCAGCGAGTTGGTGCGTATCGTGCGGGTGCGCTAAAGTACATCATGCGCATGGGCTCAAAGGATCAGTCCGAACAAGAGATTGGTAAGGGCATCCATTACCTTGAGAAGTTATTAGAAGTTTTAAAGGAGCCAAAATGAATGACGAAGACCTGAGAGACTTGTTTGCGGGATTAGCATTGATGGGGCTGTCTAGTCGAGGTGTCATGGAGGGTAGTGAGCCGCGTGTTGCTACGTGGTGTTATGTCCTAGCAGACGCAATGATCGAAGCTAAGTATGACGAAGAACCTGAAGAACCACAAGCGGGCATCACTGCACTTAAAAGAAAGCGTAAAGCAACTAAGGAAACCTAATGGACTTAATTGTAATTGATTTTGAAACTTACTACGATCAAGAGTTTAGTCTGACAAAGCTAACGACAGAAGAGTACGTGCGCGACTACCGGTTTGAAGTGATTGGATTAGCTATAAAAGTAAACAACAACCCAACGGAATGGGCGAGTGGCACGTATGAACAAATCAACGAATGGTTACAGACTTTCAACTGGGCAAATGCGATGGTGGTATGCCATAACACTATGTTCGATGGTGCCATTCTTAATTGGCGCTTTGGTGTTACTCCTCGTGTATGGGCTGATACTTTGTGTATGGGAAGGGCTCTGCACGGTATCGAGGTGGGTGGCTCACTCAAAGCTATGGCGGAGCGCTACCAAGTGGGTGTCAAGGGGACAGAAGTAATCAACGCTAAAGGTAAGCGCCGCGCCGATTTCAGCGAAGAGGAACTATCATTGTACGGAGACTACTGCATCAACGACGTCGATCTTACGTATAAGATTTTTAATTTGATGGCGGCAAACTTTCCAAAGCAGGAATACAAACTGATCGACTGTACGTTGCGTATGTTTATCGAGCCCGTGCTTGACCTGAACCTACCGCTGCTTGAGCATCACTTGTCTGACATCAAAGAACGTAAGGCGGCGCTGCTTGAAGAGTGTGGTGCAACACGTGAGGTGCTGATGTCGAACCTGAAGTTTGCTGAGTTGCTGACAAGTTTAGGCGTGACACCCCCAACAAAAATTAGTCTGACCACAGGTAAAGAAGCCCTTGCTTTGGCTAAGAGCGACGAGGGATTTAAAGCACTAGCCGAACACGAAGATGTGCGGGTGCAAACACTGGTGTCGGCACGCCTTGGCACTAAGAGCACACTTGAAGAAACTAGGACGCAACGGTTCATTGACATTGCCAAACGCGGGCTCATGCCTGTACCGATTCGATATTACGCAGCGCACACGGGGCGATGGGGTGGGGACGATAAGATTAACTTGCAAAACTTACCCAGTCGCGGGGCTAATGCAAACAAGCTCAAGCACTCTATCGTTGCACCAGAGGGTTACACCATCATTGACGCTGACTCTGCACAGATCGAGGCACGGGTACTGGCGTGGTTAGCAGGACAAACCGATCTACTCGCGGGCTTTACAAACAAGGAAGATGTGTACAAGAAGATGGCGTCAATCATTTATGACGTGCCAGAAGACCAAGTATCCAAAGATCAGCGGTTTGTGGGTAAGACCACGATTCTCGGTGCAGGGTACGGTATGGGTGCGCCCAAGTTTCAAGCACAACTTAAGACGTTTGGGTTTGATATGGAACTTAGCGAAGCGCGGCGCGTTATTGATATTTACCGCAGGGCAAACGACGACATCGTTAATTTATGGCGCGATGCACAATCGGCTTTAGTGCGTATGGCGAACGGAGATGAGATGCGTCTAGGGCTACCAGAAGGTGTGCTGACAATAGAACCAAAAACATCGGGTATAAGGCTTCCATCCGGTTTACTGATGCGGTATGATGGACTTGAATTTGAGCAGGGCGAAAAAGGTATTGAGTTTAGCTACGCTACTCGCAAGGGGCGCACTCGCATATACGGTGGCAAAGTAGTTGAGAATGTGTGTCAAGCAGTAGCAAGGTGTATCATTGGTGAGCAGATGTTGCGCATCGCAAAGCGATACAAAGTTGTGTTGACTGTCCATGACGCGATTGCTTGTGTCGTGCCGGATGAGATGGTGGGTGAAGCTGTTGCGTACGTAGAAGAAAGTATGCGGTGGACACCAACGTGGGCGACGGGCCTCCCACTCAATTGCGAATCAGGCCACGGGAAGTCGTACGGAGATTGTTAATGAGTGTACCTACATGGTCGTATAGTGGTATGAAATCGTTTAACGATTGCCCTAGGAAGTTTTACCACCTAAAAGTAATCAGAGACTTTTCCGAACCCCCCACTACCGCGACTATGTACGGTACAGAGTTTCACACAGCAGCAGAGTTGTACATCAAGGACGGCACACCGCTACCCGCGCATTTTTCTTATGCTAAAGGTGCACTGGATAAGTTGAACGTTATTCCCGGTGATAAGTTGTGCGAGTACGAGATGGGCTTGACCGAAAACTTAGAGCCCTGTAAGTTTAAAGATGAGCACGTGTGGTGGCGGGGTATTGCCGACTTACTCATAATTAACTACGATACAAAAGTTGCACACGTATTAGATTACAAGACAGGTAAGAGTGCTAAGTACGCAGATAAGGGTCAACTTGAGTTAATGGCGCTTGCGGTGTTTAAGCACTTCCCGATGGTGACTCATGTAAAAGCGGGCTTACTGTTTGTTGTTAGTAAAGACTTTGTTAAAGACCAGTACCCAATTGAAAGCGAAGCGGCGTTGTGGGAAAAATGGTTACAGCAATACAACCGCATGAAAGAAGCATACGCAAGCAACGTATGGAACCCACGCCCATCAGGGCTTTGTAAAAAACACTGTGTGGTGCTAAGTTGCCCACATAACGGAAGGAACTAATATGCCTTACAAGAACAAAGCAGATAGAGATTACAAGACCGAATACGATAAGTATCAAGGCTCTCCTGAACAATTAAAGAATCGTGCTGAGCGCAACAAGGCTCGTGCACAAATGATGAAAGCTGGTAAAGTATCTAAAGGCGACGGCAACGATGTTGCACATGTCAAAGCAAAAGATAAAGGCGGCTCGATTAAAGATGGCTTGAAGGTCGAGAACGCAAGTGCTAACAGATCGTTTAAGCGCGATGCAAAGCGCAACCTAGTATCAGAAGTTAGCAAGAGAGAACGCAAGAAGTAGTGGGTACGTGGTACCTATAGGTATAAGGATTAACTAAGTCTTTATACTTGTGGGTATCAGGTGTTAGCGACCTGATTTAAACAACAGCAGTCTCGCAGACCTAGGTTTCTTGGCAGGCACCTGCACTCTGGACTGTTAGTGTTTTAATTTTCTATGGAACCCTGCTTTATGGGAGCCCACACTTTTTAAACCATGCACACCGTGTTTGGTTGTTTTGGCATCGGAGAACAAGTTGGAAATTATTGACAATAAGAACTTATTACTCAGTTTGCGTAACCCACAAAAAATTACAACGGTTATCCCAAAGAGTAAGGACTTAGGTAATGGTAAGGTGTTGGTGCGTTGGGGACTAGACGAAGCACAAGTTTTGAAGAACCTGAAGATACGAAACGTGCCGAGTCCAATTTTGGGGCAGTACGATTGGCCCGGGCAGTACAGGCCGTTCGATCATCAACGTACAACTTCTGCGTTCCTGACATTGCACAAGCGGGCGTTCTGCTTTAACGAGCAGGGTACTGGCAAGACCGGAAGCGTCATATGGGCTGCGGATTATTTGATGCGGCAACAACGGATTAAGCGTGTGTTGGTGATCTGCCCAATGTCAATTATGGACATAGCATGGCGAAAGGATTTGTTCTCATTTGCTATGCACCGTTCGGTTGACATCGCATACGGTAGTGCAGCCAAGCGTAAACAAGTCATCAATGGCGACGCTGAGTTTGTCATCATTAACTACGACGGTGTTGAGATCGTGCGCGACGAGATTGCCGCAGCTAAGTTTGACCTGATTGTTATTGACGAAGCTAACGCATACAAGAATGCACAAGCCAAGCGGTGGAAAGTCCTCAATGGATTACTGACGCCTGATACATGGCTGTGGATGCTTACAGGTACTCCCGCCGCGCAATCGCCCATGGACGCCTATGGGTTAGCTAGGCTCGTCAACCCGACTGCTGTGCCTCGATATGCGAGTTCGTTTAAAGACATGGTGATGACCAAGATAGCGCAGTTTCGATGGGTACCAAGACCAGATGCTACTAACACAGTGTTTACGGCATTGCAACCCGCTATTCGATTTACGAAGGATGAGTGCCTTGACTTACCGGAAATGACGTATGTAAAGCGTACTGTGGAATTGACTAAACAACAGCAGAAGTACTACGCACTTCTCAAAGGCAAGATGATTATGGAAGCCGCAGGGGAGTCTGTTACGTCTGTCAACGCCGCAGTCAACATGAGTAAGCTGCTGCAAATATCGTGCGGGGCGGTGTACTCCGATACGGGTGAGACAATTGAGTTTGATATTAAGAATCGGTACAGGGCACTAAAAGAGGTTATAGACGAGACTAACCAGAAGGTACTGGTGTTTGTGCCAT